GCTGCGCCTAAAAACTTTACATTCCATCCTAGCCTCACTAGCAATAGAAACATAAGTTTTACAAGCATACCTGCTCAAACCGTGTACCTTGGCAAGCATGTCATCGCCTAGAATCATACCGGCACTCCTCTTGGCGCCGGTTGCGCGCAAGAAAGAGAAAAGTATGATGCCGTTCCACAGCGTATTTCTGAATGTTGTGTCCGTAGCTCCAGTCGGAAGCATATGTTCAAGACGCGCCCGAACCCCGTGTGTTTTAGATTGTGCAATGAATTTGCCAGATTTTAAGTGCAATCTGACAAACCATTCAGGACACCCGAGGAGACGCATCATGGACGCTTCAAACAAAAGCACGTCACGACATTGAGTCTTATCATTCGCTGAGAAGTCGGCTTCGATCCACCCAGGTTTATTGTCAGCCTCACCATGATCCTCGAGATACTCAGTATAATCAGTGGGAACTTTCTTGTAACTCGTTCGAAAACAATACGGGCCTGGTCTACTCTCAAGGAGCAAATCAAACCTACGCATCATTTCGTTGAACATCGGCCCTGAAATCGCATTATAAAGGTCGGTACCTTTAAATATAACACGAGGTGCCCAATTGGGCTTGTGTTCGACAAGCAAAGCTTCAACTTTCACAAAGACGTCCTTGGAGGTATAGTCTGGTAGTTGCGCAGAAACAATACCTTCAAGGGCTTTGTCCATCCGTTGACGCTTTTCAACGCCGAACTTGGCGAGCCAATCCTCATAGAGTTGCAAGCTCCATTCAAACTGATCAAACTGAGTACGTCCTTCAAACAAATAGTCATAAAACAAACGGCAATCGTGAACGATGCGAGCAGAAACTCTGCCATCGTTGTGATAGTTGCATCTCTTACGAAATGCAGCCACAAAATTGTCATAACCGTTGTCCGGAACTACAGGATGAAGGCCCGAGAGAAGCGGACCAAGCTGTTGAAATCTCTTGCCTGATTCTTGAAAAGCATCAGGCAAGCGAAATGTTGCGCCCTTTATCGGTTTAATGTAGGGGTTGGCAACAGCATGGTACTCATGGTAAGTCTCTGAATATTCGTAATGGCGCCGTTGGCGGGGGTTTAGACCCCCCGCCATGTGGCGGGACTGGTGTTGGTGTTGGTGTTGGTGTTGGC